TTACGGTGGATGTTGAGCTGCAGGCACATTATACGTCACGTGCTGTGCCGGGTTAACCTGGAGAGTGCCCGCCCGCGCGCCCGCCGCTGCGTTTCCCATCACCGGCGGTTCCTTGCGATGCCTCTGCGGACACGTTCACAGCTGCGGCCCATGCAGCTGAGGTTATACTAAGCTCGACACAGGTCAGTCAGCTATCTACGACCTACGGCATTTCTATTAGCATTACTACCGACGACGCTGATCAGTACACCACTGTAACGCTGTCGGGGACCATAACAGCAAGCAGCGCAGCAACGGCTATTAGCGCGGTAAGCGGCGTGACCGCAACAGAAGTAAGCGGGACAGTAAGCATAAAGTCTGACGCTACGGGCGCAAACGCAAAGCTGTTTGTGAAATTTCAGACTGGCACCACACCTAATCTCACAAGCACGTTAACACTGGACGCTACGCCAAACCTGAGCGCGTCGGGAGCAGCGACTACAGCTGCGTATGTGGTGATTGAAGACTCTGAGATCGGTTCTATAACTTCGTCCGACAAAATATTTATCTCTACTCAAGCAGGCACTACAGAGACGGTGCACATAAACAATACTACGTTCAACGGCACGGCTACTGCGGCAGGGCTTGCGACGTGGCTTAATAACTTACTAGGCAATAACGTCACGGCTACTCAGTACGGCAGCTGCGTTGTGCTAACCCCCGACACGGCGGGTGGCGGTGCGACCGGAACAATTAACTACAAACGAAGGGTCGGTACAGAAGATGTTACTGAACTATCTAGCAGCGGCTCTGACTCTGCTTCGCCTGCTCTTATCTTTGTTACGCAAACTCACGTCGACGCCATGGAAGGTAAATACTTACAGCTGACTATCGACGGCACTGAAACAATTTTATCTATCGGTAATCCTGCCTATGTTACAGGGCTAAGTATTTACTCTGAATACGGTATGACTGTGCAAACCTTTGGTGCGGTCGAACCGTTTGCGGTTATTACTACAAACACGACTGGCACGGATGCAGCGATTAGTCTTCGTGTTGGTACTTACCCCGCGACGGCAGTTATTTCCCAGCAGAATGCGGCGGGATATTCCGACGAAGACGCTACACTGGAGACGAGGGTCTACACCTACACGTGGGGTTAAAAAAGAAGCAGGCTTTGAGGTTGAATCAGCCCCCGCTGCGGCGTCTGGCTCTGTTGATGTGCGAGACGGTCAAACAGTATCTATAGCTGGTATGCAGACTGATCCCGGCGGGGATTATGTGGTAACACACAAGCGTGTCTATCGGTCGGCGTTTGGGGTATTTTTGTTTGTCGCGGAAGTCGCGGCAGCAAGTCCCAGTTTTACTGACGATGTTAAGCCTGACTTGCTGGGCGAGCAGCTGCCGACACTTACCTGGGCCGAACCACCGCAAACGCTAACAGGGCTGACTAACCTACCCAACAGCTTAATGGCGGGGTTTACTGGCAGAGACGGATATTTCCGAGAACCGTAACACCCTCACGCTTGGCCCGAGCAGTACGTGCAGACTATGGACTATCCGGTTGTGGGCTTGGGTCGCATGGACACCACTCTAGCAGTGCTGACGAAGGGCACGCCTTACCTTATTCAAGGCACGCACCCTGACAGCATGGCGGTTGTAAAATCGGATCTTGAGCAAGCCTGCGTGTCTAAGGAGAGCATTGTAAGTCTGGGGGGTGCGGTTGTGTATGCGGCTCCCGACGGTCTCATGCTACTGTCGTCTGGCGGGTCGAGAATAATCACGCAGGACCTGTTTAGCTACAAGCAGTGGCAAGCGTACTTTAAGCCTGAGTCGATTCACGCTTATCAGCAGGACAACAAGTACATCGCGTTTTACGACAACGGAACTACGCAGGGCGGGTTTATCTTCGATGTAGCGAGTGGGCAGTTTATCTTGCACAACATCTACGCCACGGCGGGGTACCACGACTTGCAGCGAGACAAATTGTTTTTAGCGTACGCAGACCGATCACTGAAAGCGTGGGAACGCGGTGGTGCGATGTCGTACACATGGAAGTCTAAGAAATTTACTCTGCCGCAGATTACGGGGTTTTCATGTGCGCAGCTTGAAGCCGAAGCATACCCAATGACGCTAAAAATATACGCTGATACAACCCTTATTCACACGCAGACTGTGCAGAATAGAAACCCGTTTAGGCTTCCTTCCAAAGTTGGTCGAGATTGGGAGATGCAGGTTGAAGGGTCTAACGAAGTATTTTCACTGGCGATCGCTCACTCAATGACGGAGTTGGCTAATGCCTAACCTACCCAGTGTTACCAGCCCTTTACCCCGCGACTTGCAGATATTTGTTCAGCGGGTTAGGGAAGCCATCGACGGTGGTGGGTTAGACGGTCTTGTGACGGCGCGTCAAATGGTAGCCTCGGGCGTAGCTTCGTTTTCAAACGGTGCAATTTCGTCAACGGCGGCTTCTAGGATTGACGCTCCTAGCCCTCCAACTAACCTAACCGGTTCTGGGGCGCTCGCCAATATCGTACTATCGTGGGACTCACCGACATACGTGGGGCACTCATTTACCGAAGTGTGGGCCGCGACTCAAACAAATTCACAAGCATCAGCGGGGGAAGCGCCCCTAGCACCGCAAGCAGTTTTGGTCGGTATAACGGCAGGAGACAACTTTGCCCACAACCTAGGCAGCGCCGCTACGCGATATTACTGGGTAAAAAACGTCAACCAAAACGGGCTTGCCAGCGCATTTAACGCGACTGCGGGTGTAGCCGTAACTACGGGGTCCGACCCTGCTTATGTATTGTCCGTAATCAGCGGCGAAATTACTAAAAGCCAACTACATAACGACTTAGGCACGCGGAGTGACTTGATCGACGGGGAAGCTACGGTAGCCGGGTCGGTGAACGCTAGGGTCTTAGCGGAGGCCAGTAGCCGCGCTTCAGCCATAGACACCGTCGAAGCTAAACACACTGTAAAAATAGATAACGGCGGACACATATCTGGTTACGGCTTAATTTCTACTAACAACAACGCAACGCCGACTTCTGAATTTGGGGTGCGAGCTGACAATTTTTGGGTTGCCCCACCTACAACGGTGCAGGCTACTGAGCCTACTTCGGGTTTATACAAAGGCTACGCTTGGAAAGACTCTGACGATAATGTAACTCGGTACTGGGACGGTTCAGCGTTTCAAACTACGCCGCAGACAATCCCCTTTGCGGTACGATCCGCTAACCAAACCATTAATGGAGTTACTGTCCCCGCAGGCGTTTACATAGACACCGCCATGATTGCGGATGCAACAATTACAAATGCTAAAATTGGCTCTCTTACCGCAGACAAAATTACGGCTAGCCTGCTTAACACCGTAGACTTTTACGGCAACACTATTGCAGGTGCTACAATGTACCTTGGTGGGTCAGTAAGTTACAGTCAAACCAACGGAGTAAACACAGGCATATCGAGTGTGTCGAACCCCAACGTGACGATGGCAGCGTCGGGGGCTACGTTTAAAGTTAACGCTTTTAAGGTTGATAACGGAAATAGTGGCACGGCCACACCGTTCCAAGTCGTAAACAACTCAGTTTTTATTGATTCAGCGGTAATCAAGGACGCTGCAATCACAACGGCAAAAATAGATGATGCGGCTATAACAACGGCAAAAATCCAAGATGCCAACATAACTACGCTCAAGGTCGCAGACGAACAAATAACGGCGACTCGTTCTATTGCGTACACAGTGCCATCGTCGGCAAACCGAAACGTGGATCAGACTTTCAACTTGTCGTTTCCTCATACTGCGGACTATGTCATCATTATAGGAATTAGTAGGGATATAGCAGGTACTTTTACTGCCTTAACCGACGCAGCAGTGCAAGATCTTAAATTGTATATAGACGGAACGCAATCTGCACGTCTTAACTGCTTCTCCTATGGCTCCGGTGCTTAACAGCAATATAAGAAGCCACCTGCAAACCATAAACCACACCTACAACGCAAATGGCACGCTAGGCACTATTCCGGTCAGGTTAACGTACACCCTATCTGTTGGGTCGGGAATGACGGGCGGTGCAACCGGGCTGCGGGTTTCTTTTCAAGGAGCAGTAAAATGAGTAGTGCGACGTATTACGATACGACGACGGGGCAAATACTGGGATCACTGACATCGGTAGAGTCGGACATACTTGCGAACCAGCCAGCGGGTTCTAAACGAATTAGCGGAGTTTACGACCCAGACGAATACTACGTCGATGTAAGCAATGGTAGGGTAGTTGTTATCCCTGATCGACCTGTAAACCCCAAGGGTTTTGTCTTTAGCTACGAAACAAAGGCTTGGGTGGATGGTAGGGGTTCTGCTCAAATATCTTCTGCTTTTCGTTACCGCAGAAACCAACTCCTGCTAGACTCCGATTGGACACAACTGCCAGACGCCCCCGCTAACGCCCCCGCTTGGAAAACATACCGGCAGCAGCTTAGAGCCTTAGCCGTGCCGACCACTGCCGTAGAAGAAGCTGGCATATCGTGGCCGGTAAGCCCGAGTTAAAATGAGGATTGTTTTTAATTGCGTTTATGTGTTAACAGGTAAACAGGTATTGCCATGTCCACATCTAAGTTAGTATTCGACGACAAGGAACGGATTGGTGATTGGGTCGCAGAACGAGTGGGACAGCTGTCCTCTTGGGGCGGCTTTTACGCAATGGGCGCTGAACTAAAAGGCGAGCTTGTATCGGGACTGGTGTTTAATAACTTCACCGACTCCAGTGCAACAGTTCATCTAGCGGTTAGCACACCCACCAAAACTTTGTCGCAGATGCTCGATCACGGGTTTTTGTATGCGTTTAAGACATGTCGGCTCCGTAGGTTAACCGGATTGGTGGAAGCACAGAATGAGAAGTCACTTAAAATCATTAAGCACATTGGGTTCACCGAGGAAGGCGTCATGCGTCAAGCCGGGACTGGTGGGCAAGACATTGTCGTACTGGCGCTGTGGCCAGCCAACTACCGTAAAGGAAAATTAAATGGGCAAGAGTAGTCCTCCACCCCCCGACTATACGCCGCTAGCCGAGGCAAGTGCAGAAGCGGCACGCATACAAGCCGGTCTGGGCCGCGAACAACTTGCTTTTGCGCGTGAGCAGTATGACCGTACCGCACCAATGTTGGAACGTATCGCTAACCAGCAGATGTCTGCGCAAGACGAGCAGATGGCGCAAGCTAGGGACTACTATAATTATCAGCAGGACACTTACCGACCGCTTGAACGGGGGCTGGTGGCAGATGCGCAGCGGTTCAACACCGAAGCGTACAGGAACGACCTAGCCAGTAAAGCCGCAGCCGACGCCGGTGTAGCGTTCGGACAGAATCAAGCGATGAACCGACGAGCTATGGCGGCGATGGGGGCTAACCCCAACTCAGGTCGTTTTGCAGGGATGCAGCAGGCCAGTGGCCTAGCACAAGCAGCCAATCGCGCCAACGTCATGACGGGAGCTAGAACACAAGCCGACCAGATGGGCTACGCTCGCAAACTTGACGCCGCGGGTCTTGGTCGAGGGTTGGCCGGTGCTTCA